AGCCCCCCCCGCCCCCCGAAAACCCAGGCCAAAAATTAGCATTTCCCGACTGTTGCCTGGCATGTGCCGCCCACCTGCCAAATACCATAGGCTAGTTATTGTTTTTTTTATTTTTATTTTTATTTTTGTTTTTATTGTTGCTACTATTAGAAACTTGCAAAAAGTCATTTGCAAATCCGCCGGCCTCATTTAACGGTCTTACCTGAAATCAACCCTAAATAAAAAAACCATGACAACAATCGCCCCCACCGTTACCAGAAGCGTGTACGACCCTGCCACCGGCGTGTTGACCCTGATAGGTACAAACCTGACCACCACGGCGAGTGACTACACCGCCACCGACCTGACCCTGACCGGCGAAGGCGGGAACAGCTACACCCTGACCGGCGGCAAGCTGGTGGCCGGCAGCCTGACAGGCAGCAGCACCAAGATCACCCTGACCGCAGCCGACCAACTGGCGGTTGACGGCCTGCTCAACAAAGACGGCACGGTCGCCAACGACGCCAGCACCACCTACAACCTCAGCGCAACGGCAGGTTGGGACACCGGCGCGGCGGCCATCAGCACCGACGCGGTCACCGTCACAGGCTTTAATGCACCGACTATAGGCAGCATTGTTTACACACCAGCCACCGGCGAGTTCACCATCAGCGGCCGTCAACTGTCCAATCTTGGTGCCGGCACTGGCATCCAGCTCAGCGATTTCAGCTTCCAAAACCTGTTCCAATTCAACAGCAGCGACAGCGTCAGCCAGCTGACCGGCAGCGGCTTCGACATCACCCTGTCCGCCGCCGACCAGGCCACCGTCAACAACCTGCTTGCCGGGGCCAAAAGCGTCCATTTGGGCATCAGCGCCGGCTGGGACAGCGACGTCGGCGCCGCCGTCAGTGCCAAAAACGTCAGCATCCTGCCCGGCATCAACGCCGCCAGCTACAACGCCGCCACCGGCCAGCTGGCTCTGGCCGGCAAATACCTGACCACCAGCGCCACCGGCTACGCCCCCAGCCACTTCACCCTGAGCGGCGAAGGCGGCGCCCGCTACACCCTCACCGGCGGCAGCGTGGTCGGCAGCCCCACCAGCAGCGGCGTCACCTTGCAACTGAACTCCGCCGACCAAACGGCAATCGCCGCCCTGCTCGACCTCAACGGCACCGCCGCCGGAGACGGCACCGCCTACCACCTGTCCGCCAGCGCCGGCTGGGACACCAAAGCCACCGCCATCGCCAGCCAAGCGGTCGCCGTCAGCGGCGTGCCGCCAGAGACCGTCAGCGGCGCCAGCTACAACGCCGCCACCGGCCAACTGGCCTTGGCCGGCAACCACCTGATTGCCAGTGCCAGCGGTTATGTGCTGACTGACTTCACCCTGACCGGCGAAGGCGGCGCTCGCTACACCCTCACCGGCGGCGGCGTGGTGGCCGGCAGCGCCAGCAGCAGCGGTGTCACCCTGCAACTGAGCGCCACCGACCAAACGGCCCTCGCCGCCCTGCTCGACCTCAACGGCAACAGAGCCGGAGACGGCACCGCCTACACCCTGACCGCCAGCGCCGGTTGGGACACCGGTGCCAACGCCATCACCAGCCAAGCGGTCAGCGCCAGCGGCGTGCCGCCAGAGGCCGTCAGCGGTGTCAGCTACAATGCCGCCACCGGGCAGCTAACCCTGGTCGGCAACCACTTGATCGCCAGCGCCAGCGGTTATGTGCCGACTGACTTCACCCTCACCGGCGCAGGCGGTGCCAGCTACACCCTCACCGGCGGCAGTGTGGTGACCGGCAGCGCCACTAGCAGCGGCGTCACCCTGCAACTGAACGCCGCCGACCAACAGGCCGTGGACAACCTGCTCAACTACAACGGCAACAGCGCCTTAGACGGCACCGCCTACACCCTGTCCGCCACGGCGGGTTGGGACACCAACGCCACTGCCATCAGCGGGCAAGCGGTCACCGTCAGCGGCGGGCTGTACCCCTATGTGCTACTGCAGACGCTGAGTGTTGGGGTCAGCGACCCAGGCAGTGTAGCGGTGGACAGCCAAGGCGACGTGTTTGTGGTGAATCAGGGGCATTTCTCCAATCATAAACACGTTAACGGCAGTATAGAAGAACTCTCCGCCAACGGCACCCTGCTGCGGACGTTGAGCGACGCGACCACTCCAGCCCGCGTAGCGGTGGACAACAACGGTGATGTGTTCGTGACGAACAATAATACCGTGTTAGAGTTCTCCGCCAACGGCACGCTGCTGCAGACGCTGAGCAACGGGATCAGCAATTCATACGGCGTGGCGGTGGACAGCCACGGCGACGTGTTCGTGATGAACGCCAACGTCAGCGGCACCGTGGAAGAGTTCTCCGCCGACGGCACTTTGCTACTGACGCTGAGTGCTGGCCTGGCATATCCAACCAGCATAGCGTTGGACAGCCACGGTGATGTGTTCGTGTCGATTTTGAATAGCAGCACCGTGGAAGAGTTCTCCGCCGACGGCACTTTGCTACTGACGCTGAGCAACGGACTCGGCAATCCAAATAGCGTAGCGGTGGACGCCCAAGGTGATATATACGTAGCGAGTCCGAACGGTCTGCTGCACACGGTGGAAAAGTTCTCCGCCGACGGCACTTTGTTGCAGATCCTGAGCAAAGGGTTCGACTACCCAATGGGCGTAGCGGTGGACAGCCACGGTGATGTGTTCGTGGCGTATTACAACGGCACCGTGAAAGAGTTCTCCGCCAACGGCAGCTTGCTGCAGACGCTGAGCAGCGGGGTTCATGATCTGCAAGGCTTAGTACTGGACAGCCAAGGCGACGTGTTTGTGGCGAATTCGGGCAACAACACCGTGGAAGAATTTGGCGTGCAGCTATTGGGCGTCAGCCCGCCGACGGCATTATAAGCTTTAATCCGCCGGGCGTTTGTCCGGGTTAAGGGGCTGGCTTTGCCGGCCCCTTAACGGGGCTTAAGCCCTATGGCAAGAAAATGCTGGCTTTACTTTGCGCTGAATTCAAGCATCAAGAAAATCTTAAAAAGCCAAACCCTTGCTGTTACCGCGTGCAGCTCACTGCTCGTGTTGCACCGGAATCATCAAGCCAAACAAATAGCGGCTTTTGGCCCAAACTAACAGGCGGTAAGCCCAGCAAACACAGACTAATGCCCCCCCTTGCCCTACCGGCGCGGCATCGTCTATGTCAAATGCACTGACCAGCAAGGCCGCACCTTCATTGAAATGTAAAAAAGAATCCAAGATTGGTACGTATGGACAGTCATGGAAATCCCCTACCTGTGCTGCATGAGACTGTTAAAAGTCCTAAACCTCACCGAGTAAACGAAAAAGCAGCTGCAGAAAAAGGAATTGACTGGATACCGTTCACACTTCATAAGCTGAAATGCCAAAGGTGTAAATGCCACAAAAGAGGATAAACAAGGAAGTGTCTGGCTATCAATCTGCCAGCATGATGAATGTCTATGATGTAAAACTGAAGACGGTCAAACCGCCAGATGGCTAGCCTTTGTCAGCGGAGCTGATTTAAAGACTATTGTTAAAATGTAACTATATGAAAAATTTGGGGTGAACGACGGGGCTCGAACCCGCGACAACAGGAATCACAATGTATTGCACATTGCATAAAAAACAAAGCGTTAAACATTTTAATTGCATCTTTTATAAAAAAAACATCATCATAAAATCAAATGGTTATAAATAATTACATCCATATTTTTGCTAGCTAAATTAAATAAAAACTTGCATAATTCGCAAATGCGAACAGTTGCATTACCAATAAATCTACTAGAGTTTAAATTTTGCCAAGTTTGTCCATATCCAATAGTATTTGCTTGCTGTGCGTAATTGGCCGCTAAATTAGCTGTAGTGGTGTAATTGGCAAGTAATTGTTGAACAACCCAGCTGCCATCAAAAGCCCCCCAGTTCACCCCATCACTAATAAATCTAACGCTTTGCCCAGACGGCAGCGTAAAACTCGTACCGCTCGCACCATTAAAATAAAAACCATGGTCAACCGGATTTAACGTTTGCGCCCCCGCGCCGTTATTCGTAAACGCCAACACCGCCCCGTTATTATTAAACGCCGAGGGGATAGTGGTAGAACCAGCAGACGCATTAGTAAACTCAATTAACGCACCGAATTTAGACGTATCAATTGTTGTACCGCTGGTCGAAATAGGAAAAAACCCTTTCATGCTGCCCGCGATATAACTGCCTGAAAAAACAATCCAATGATAGCCATCAGACACCAACATCATCGACTGCCAAGTGGTCAAAATAATAGACGTAGGCGAACCGCTAGGAATGCCCGGGCCAAAGAAATAATCGCCCGTATCAACCGCTTGGATAGCAATTGTTTGGTCATAGCCGGTATTGTTAAAAAAATACAACGCCGCGCCGTCATTACCAGCCGATGACGCTCTAGGCACATACGTTATATAACTAGCCGACCCTCCCAGCTCAAACAAATTACCAAACTGGCTCGCAGTTAACGTGGATGACCCCGTTATCCCCGTCGCCCCCGCAAAAGCGCCGTTCAAACTCCCCGCACTCCCACTAGCCATATAAGCCGGGTTCAGCAAAACCCATTTTCCCAACGTAGCATCCCACTGCAAATCAATCCAATGGCCACCTCCGGCAATATCACCGGGAATCAAGGTAATCCCAGCGCCTTTTACAATTTGCGCCGCCGCCACAACCCCGCTATTTGGCGTAAACGTAGGCGTAGTTGTCGCATTAGCAGACGACGATCTAACACTCAACGTCATTCCATTTTTAAGCGCAGTCACCGCCGGACTAAAACTAGCTGTAATGGCATCAGACGACCCGCCAGCATTCGCAACCCACAACCCGCCATTTTGAATGGCTTTAGCAACTTGCGCCAAATCCGTATCAACCGGCGTAATCCCCGCACCCGCAATAATCGCCCGCAGCTCCTCACCAATCTTATAAAACCAGTGCGGCCCCGGCTGAGTCGCTGGCGTACCCGTCCATGGATTACCCCCAGTAGGATAACCATTGCTTGGAGATGCCGGTGCGCTTGGAGGACTAGCCGACGCGCCCCCCAAATAATTTCTAGTTTCCATCCTAACCCCTTAAAATTTAAGAATAAGCAAAAACAGCCACCGTATGAGCTGGTTTATACTGATTAATCAAACACTCTAACAGCGTATTGCCCCACATCGCCAACGCCTCATCCACGCCACTGCCCACGGTAAAATTAGTCACCATACCGCCCACCGCACCATTTACCTGAAAAGCCGATGCCCAATTAACATCAATCAGCCCATCCGCCGCACCCATATTTACCGTAGTCACAGCAAACTCAGTAATCGTAACCGCAAACCCCGCCTGCGCCGCCAACCCCACCAAATACGCCACCGACTGCCCGCCCGAATTAGTCATTTGCGCCACCAACGCATTACGCCGCTGCTGCAAACTCTGACTAATCCCCGTCATACACGCCGTGGGCAATCCAAAAATACGCTCATAATCCGGCAATAGTTGATTAGCACTGCGCGGATCAGCCGAATCAACCAACGCATCAGCCGCCGCCTGCCACCGCCCAAACTCTTGCGACCAACCGTCTAAAAAATTTGATAAAGTTGACCCATCCTCATAATCCCAAGCGGGGCCAATCGGCAACAATTTTGCCAACATTCCATAAAAATCAGCCGCAACTAAACCCACGACACCGTACCCATCGTCGTAATATAACCCGTCGCCGCCACCACATTAGCGCTAGGCGAAACCAACGTATAATCAATCTCACCCGCCGCCAAACCAATCGCCTCGCGTATATGGCTCAAATAAATCGTTCCCCCCGGTACAGCCTCGCGCCCCACCAACGCCGCCAACTCAGCCACCACCGCCGCTTGCACCGCCGCCGTCATCGGGTTTAACGCCGTAATCGACACATTCAACACCGCAGCCAAAGGCGCAACCACCGTTAAAGCCGCCGTCACCGGCTTCACTAAAGCCAAAGCCGCAGCCACCGCCGCAACATCACCGGGCAACGGAATCCCATTGGCATAACTGTTATCCATCATAAACCGCACCGTCACACACCCCGCGCCCAACTCCCCCGGATAACACCATGCCCGCGTAACACGCGCCACCGCCAATGCCCAATTGACATAATCACTGGCACTGCCACCCTGCGGCGGATTCTTAATCCGCGTCAACAACCGCGCCCGCAAACTGTCATCCGTCTCCAAATCCGTGCCGCCCGTCATCGCACTCCCCACACCCGTCGCAACAACCCCCGCAATAGACGGCTGAAACGTAAACGTTTGCCCCGCTAACCGCGTACTCGCGCTAGCGGGTACTTGAGCAATCACCGGCAAAACCCCCGCACCCCCAGACAACACCACATCCGCAGTGGTCACATACAACGTACCGTCATAAGTCGCCAACACCGACCCCAACGGCACATCCACCCCGCTGCTGCCCGTCACCGCAACCGTACCGGTTGCCGCCGTTGCCACTTTACGCGTCAAACCCCAAATAGATGCCCAGCGGTCAAGCATAAACGTTTCAGCCGTGTCATAAATCAACTGGTTAGCCAGCCATGCCACATAACCGTAAACCTCATGCATTCCCCCTGCCAACACCCGTGCATACACCTCGCCATTTGATCGGCGCAAAATGTCAGCCGACGGCAACCGCGACACCACATCATTACGCGTCCGACTAATCAAATCAGATAACAAAGGTCGACTAAAAGGCATTGATTGCACTCCAAACGTTTACAAATCTAATATTTAGTTGCGACAAATCGCCCCGCGTAACCACCACCCCCAACGAAATTTGCGACAAATTAGGCCGCTCAGCCACCACATCCACCCGCGCCGCCACGCCGTCATCCACCAACCACTGCAACGCCGCCGCCGCCATTTCCTGCGCTTGGCTTACCGTCTCATTAACCAGTTTGCCCCGCAACAACAACCACAATCGAGAGCCAATCTGATCACCCTCAACCACCGGAAACCCATCAGCCCACCAGCCCATCTTTTGCGTACCCGGCAACACATCATCCGGTAAAGCCCGCTGCCAACTAAACAGACTAATGATCACGGCCCGCGTCAAATCATCAAACACATCCGCCGCATTAACCGGCGCCCCGTTAACATACAACGTCAGATCATTAATCATGACGGCTGCGCTCCATTAGTTGCATGAGTATGATGTTTTAAACTAATACCATCCGCCAACACATCCCCACTCACCACCGTCACCGATCCCGCGTTATTAATCGTAATCGGCAAACCGCCGCCATTAATCACAATCCCAGATAACCCCAACTTAACAAAATCACCATGATCGCCATACAAAGCCGTTTCACCGGGTTGCAACCCACGCAACCGATACCGCCGATCAGCAGCCACCAGCACCACCCCATGCGACCGATCACCCTCAATAAACGCCGCCAAAATCTCAGCCCCCACATGCGGATTACTGGTAAACCCATACGGCTCTAAATGCTCCATCCCGTCCTTAGCTTCACTGGCCAGCAAACTGACCTGTAAAGTCTGCAACATCCCCGCCGCATTGGTCAGCGTCACCGCCCCGCGCGCAAGCAAATTGCTCACCCGCCGCGCTAAAGGTGCTAAATGTTTAGATAACTCCATATTTTTATTAAGCTAATTTTGTTGGCATAAAAGACAAATCAATAAAGCACTCGCCGAAAGCAATTGAAATTGCCCACGCTTCCCGGCCATGTAATTTAATTTCTGGATTTTCACCAACGAGTTTTATTGCAAATTTTTTAGTGATCGCTTTGATAACATCAGTCGGTAAAGCAGGTTTTTCCACCCACGGAATGCAAATTAAATCAAAATCGCGAGCTAAACTCCCGTGTATTGCTAATGCATAACCGAATTCTCTAGTCAACTCGGCAATTTCTGGATAAAGCGCACAATAAACCGGCGCATAATTTGCTTTTTTCATATTAGATCAATCAACCCAAGACACATTGCCGCCACTCTTTTTCTTACGCTTAGCCACCACATCCGGCTCAGTAGCAAACGCACCTGGATGCAACACCGCCAACTCCGTAAACTGCCCACTCTCATCCAAACTAAAAATAACCTCGCTAATCAACAGCGACGTATCAACCCCCATAATCGCATCTTTAACATTAACTGTCTGATTAACCTGCCATAAAGAGCCATCCGACTGCCGCCACCCCACCAGCTTATAACGTATTTCCCCCGCCTTGGCAGACCTAACTTGTTGCTCATAAGCTGCCCGCTGCTGGCAGGTATTAACATCCGCTTGCCCAGACTGCCTAACAATCAGCTCCCGCCGCCGCGTCACCGTACCATCACTAGCAGACCCCAAAGCCGATGCCGCAGCCGACCCCCACAAATCATCACTGCCCGACTTTTGCCCCTTGACCGTATAAACGCTATACACCTCAGCATAATCAAACCCCGCCAAAGCTGAATGGATATTAACCCCCAACTCCAAACCATCCACCGCATTACCCGCACTACCCGCCGACGCTAAAACCACATTACCGCTAGCATCATCCGTAATCAAAATCTGCCGCGCATTGGCCAGCCGATCAAGCGATTCAAATACCGATTCACCTTGTTGAATTTGATGATCCGCCAAAGGCGCACCCACCGCCACCTGAGACGATACCGTCAACCCATACGCCCCCGCCATTTGCGCCGCAATCACATCAACTGTCAAACCCTTAAACTGCCCCGTTTTATAATCCGCCGAACTGTCCACCAAATCAGCCGTTTTACTCCTACCGTTAATCATCCGGTTAATACCGCTTGCATCGTACTCAACCGGCGCCGCAAACACATAACCCGTGCAAATCACATCCGCACCAATCTTAATCACGCACAAATCACCCGGCTTAATTCGTGGTGCATCACTACCGGGCCATTGTTCAGTTACCGACACTTCAAACGCCCGCGCCAACTGCTCAAGCCCAATTTGCACCCGCGCCGTTTTCCAGCCCGCATAATCCGCCCCGTTAACCGTCAGCGTCACCGTATCATCACTCATCGGCTCAACACCCATAACGCATTAGCTGGCACAAACCCCGGGTAAACAATCTTATTCCGGCTAACAATCTCATCACCG